CTAGCACTGCCTGATCCGAAGCAGATAAGCCTTAGCGGTAGCCAGGTTATAGTAGACACCGACCCACCGAAGAACGTCCCGCACGAAGTAGAAGCATACCAGGCTAGACTAGCACTAAAAGACTCTGGGCTACTCGCTTCAGTTGAGGCTTTCATCACACAACAGAATGGCGACTTAGCTATCCGATGGGAATTCTCTGGAAAGATTCATAGGAATAGTCCGGACGTTCTCGCTGTCGCTACTGCGCTAAATCTTTCTTCTGAGGATTTAGACAATCTATTCATTGCTGCTTCCGCTAAATTATAGTGAGGAGTTAAAGACCTCTAAATAGATCACCTTAGCAGCAGCTATCTAACCAGCCTTCGGGAAACCCAGGCTGGTTTTTTTACGCCCAAAATAAATGGACCAAATAGAAGACATCCCACAAGAACTGATCGAGATTCTTGAGCAGCGACGCGCTGAGAAAGAAGAGAGAATGCGTCAACTGGATGCGCTCGGCTTTAAGATCAGCAAGCTGCGCGATGAGGCCGTGGCTGCACGTCGATCCAGCGGCATTGAGACACGCTGGCGCGAGGATGAGGAATACTATGAAGGTATCGATGACCTGAATCGTAGCGAGGACACTTACTTAAAACCACGCTCAACATCAGGCGGACTAATATCGAATAACCCGGTCAAGAGCACTCGGTGCACAGCATTTTTCAATATTACGCGACAGTTCGTTGATTCCGCTGCAGCGAGAGCGGGGGATATTCTGCTGCCAAGCAACGACTGGAATTTCTCTATTAAGCCTACGCCCATTCCAGATTTCGAGCAGCACAAGGAAGATGAGCGCACCATGCTGGTTGATCCGCAGGGTAAGCCCATTAGTGTTGGCAGCATAATCACAGGCAGGCTCAAAGAAGCCAGTGAGCGCGTCAAGAAAGCTGAAATCCGGATCATGGACTGGTTGGTTGAGTGCGGCTACAAGAAAGAATACCGCAAGATGATCGAGGATGCGGCATTGGTCGGGACAGGCATATTGAAAGGGCCTGTTCCAGTCAAGCGCACGACGCGCAAATTCTCTGGTGGGGCACTGGTCATTGAAGAAACCATCGCGCCCGCTACTCAGAACGTGAGCTATTGGGATTTATTCCCTGATCCGAGCTGTGGCGACAATATTCACGATGGTGCGTATGTCGTCGAGCGTGATTTCATGTCGGCCCGTCAGCTGCGCGATCTCAAAGGCTCCGGCTTGGGCTATATTGACGAAGCCATAGACAAGGTGCTCAAAGAAGGCCCAGGCAAGAGCAACGAGACAGGCAGCAGTCCCAAAGAAACCAAAGACGATGAGCGCTTCGAGGTCTGGTATTACTACGGTGATATTAGCGCTAGAGACATCGGCCTGATGGATAACTTGGGAGGCGGAGACCTTGGCGAGGATCCGGAAGAGGACTTATCGCAGGACGCCATCCCCGGCATCGTGGTCATGGTCAACGACACGGTAATCAAAGGCTATTCCAGCGCGCTAGAAGATGGAAAATTCCCATTCGACCTGATGGTGTGGCAGCGCATGGCCGGATCGCCTTTTGGAATTGGTGTAGCAAGGCAGGGCAGAACAGCGCAGAAGATGGTTCTAAGTGCTACGCGTGCGCTAATGGATAACATGGGCCTGTCAGCCGTTCCGATGCTCGCTTTAATGAGGTCAGCCTTGCAGCCGGTTGACGGATCGTGGGATTTATCACCCGGCAAGCAGTGGATCATCAAAGAATCATCCGGAATAAAGAACGCGAATGAGGCAATACAGTCAATCGAGATCCCCTCGTTGCAAGCTGAGCTGATGAACATCATCCAGTTAGGGATGAAGATGATGGAGGATGCGACGGGCGTATCCTTTCTGTTACAAGGCCAACAAGGCAGCGCACCGGATACGGTAGGCGGCATGCAATTGCTGCACCAGAATGCATCCGCGTTACTCAGAAGAATTGCACGCAATGGCGATGAGGTGACTACTGCGCATATCAGCAGGTATTACGACTGGCTGTTAATGCACGGCGAGGATGATGAAGAGAAGGGTGACATGATGATTGAAGCGGTCGGCTCGACGGCATTGGTTGAGCGTGAATTGCAATCAATGCAGCTGCCACAACTCCTGCAGCTAGCACTTGATCCACGCTACGAGAAATCACCTAAAAAAGTTTACGATGAAATTCTCAGGGCATGGCGTTTCGATCCGGGCAAGTTTGACATGGACGAAGAGGAAATCCAGAAGCTTCAGCAGCAAGCGCATAGTCAGCCGGTTGCGCCACAGATTCAGGCGGCACAGATACGGGCCGAGACTGATCTTAAGAAAGCTCAGATGCAGCAAGAGGCCACGTTGCAGGCGGCGTCAATGGATCGAGATAGAGATACGCTGCATATACAAGCGCAGTCCGAAAGAGACAGGATCACGTATGAGGCGCGTATCGCAGAATTGCAATTGAAGAGAGAGCTCGAATTATTGCGTTATGCGAATGAGCAGAAACTTAGCTTGGATAAAGTGAAGGCCGATCTTGCGGCTACTGCAATGAAAATCCAATCCACCAAAGAATTGGCGGCGATGAACGCGACAGCCGATCAATTGCCGAAGCCACCGATTGAGCCGCCAGGGCGTTCCCCGACAGGTCAATCATTTACGAGGTAATCAATGGAAGACACCAAACTCACTCAGGAGGAAATCGATTCTGCTTTGTGGAAAAAGCTAGAAGCCATGCTTATCGAGCGGTTAGAGATGGCTAGAAAGGTCAATGACACCACACAAACCAAAACCAATACCACGATGATACGCGGCAGAATCAGCGCATATAAAGAGGTGTTGTGGTTAAACCCTAACAATACGGATATTTGATAATGCAGAAATTTCGCAAGAAACCAGTGGTAATCGAGGCCATTCAGTGGGATGGAACAGAGCTGATGGCAATGGACATCATTAAATGGATGGGCAAGGGCGGATATCGAAGACCGGATTACAAGCTTGAATTAAATCCAGAACTTGTCATCCCTACGCTTGAAGGCGAGATGGTGGCCAGTTCAGGTGATTGGATTATCAAGGGGATTGCTGGCGAGTTCTATCCCTGCAAAGACGAGATATTCAAGCGGACTTATGAGCCGGCTGGGAATCTTCTGAGTACACCTCTTACGCCATGACGTGGAAGGATTAACGGTAACGCGCCAAGCGTTATCAGCGAGTCACCAAGCCAGCCCTAAAAAGCTGGCTTTTTTATTTTCAAACGATGACCGAGAGGCCATTAGGAGAACACATGTTAGTAAACCAGCAAGCGCAGACAGAAGAAGATTTGGAAGAAGCGGCGTTCCAGGCTGAATTAGGGAGAGATACCGTTGACGCGCAAGCGCCAGCGGAAGAGACGCCTAATCTGGAAGAAACGCAGCAATCCAGCCAATCTGAAGTCGCGCAGGAGCAGGAGATACAGCGAGTAGAAGTCATCCCCGGTTATACCAAGGAAGAAATCGATGCCGCTTTGGCAGAAATACCTAAGCTGCGATCTTCCATCGAGAAAACCAACGGGACATACGGATCGCGTCTTGCAGACCAGCAAAAGATTATTGATGAGCTGAGAAATCAGCGGCAGCAACAAACCGAGCAGGTTCAGCAGAAAATCTCAAAACTGTCTCCCGATAAACTAAGCCGTCTCAAGAAAGAATATCCGGAGATGGCTGAAATCCTTGCTGAAGATTTGAGTGAGATTATAGGCGAGCCGCAGCAATCAGTAGACCTATCCAGCGTAGAACAGAAGTTCATGATGCGGCTTGACGAAGATCGCCAGGCCAGACAAGAAGAACAAATGAAGAGCGAGGCAAGGCTGCTTAAGCGCGAGCATCCTGACTACATCGAAACGGCGGGGTATACCATGGCAGAAAACGGATTGATTCAATGGAGCAATGCCGCTTTCGGGAATTGGGTCGCAGCACAGCCTAAAGATGTTCAGGATTCTATTATCAACGGCGATGATGCGCTCGATTTATCCGATCACATCACAGCCTACAAGAACTCACTCAAGCAAAAGAAACAAACCCATTTAGAGAAGGCAATACAACCCAAAGGCGCTCATATGTCGCGATCAGCCTCTTCGCTTGACGAGGAAGATCGGCTATTCCGAGAAGAGCTTGCAAGGGAAGAGTATTGACCTTTAACCAAACAAACCAACCAGCCTAGCGCTGGTTTTTTTATTTATAGAGGTTAAAAGATGGCAATCCAATCATACGCAACACAAGACCCACGGGTAGGAACGTGGCGGGCGCGTATTCTTAAGCACGCTCAACCCGTGATCGCATTGGGGAAAGTGGGCACTAACGAGGAATTCAAAAAGAACCAAGGCGACACGGCCAAGTTCCGTCGCTGGTTGCCGAAAGGCGCAAGTATAGCGCAGCCTAACCGTTTCTTCCTGGATGGTACAGGGGATCGCGGCAATGCTTACGCTAACCAACACCTGACTTCAGAGGGCGTGACACCGGCAGCGGAAACCATTGCGGCGCAGGACATCACGGTTAACCTGAACCAGTATTCCTGCCTGTACGGTTACACCGACAAGACCTTCCAGTTCTACGAGGACGACATCCCCAAAGCGATGACCGAATTGTGCGGCGAGCGTGTCGGCCTGGTGAACGAGATGGTGCTGTTCGGCGTGCTGAAAGGCTGCACCAACAAGTTCTATGGCGGCACTGGCACGACCCGCGCAACGGTCAACGGCACGATCACCTTGCCTAAATTGCGTAGCATTGCTCGATCTTTAAAGAATAATCACTCAAAAACCGTGAATAAGATGGAGCAACGTATCAAGGCTGGTATGTATGGCACCGCGCCTGTTGGCGTGTGCTATCCGGTTTGGGTGCATACCGACCTAGAGTCTGATTTGCAAGACTTGCCTAACTTCACGCCAGTCGAGGAATACGGTGATCCGAGCATGGCAGTGGATAACGAAATCGGCAAGTGCGAATCTTTCCGCTTCATCGCATCGCCTGAGCTGATCGCGGTACAGGATGCGGGGGCGGCTGTTGCAGGTAGCGTTCCTGCGCTGAATTCCACTTCCGGCACCTATGCGGATGTATATCAAGTCGTCGTCGGCTCACAGGATGCATGGGGTCACGTGGGATTGAATCTCGGCAAAGGCTCTGTCACCGGCCTGCCAGTCGGACAGAAGGACAAGAGCGATCCACACGGGCAGCGCGGATATGTTGGCGCAATCTGGTGGTACAACTCCGTGATTCTCAACGATCTGCAAATGGCCGTGTACGAAGTAGCGACACGCGATCTTGATTAATGATTACTTCCCCTGGCTAACGTCAGGGGCGTAGTCCCACACAGGGGAAGCAATGGAAAATCTAATTCAACGCTTAGGCAACGTCAAGGACAGGTCGGATTCTCATAACCTGTTTTTGGCGATAGAGGGCCTGTATGAGCGACTGAGAACACAGACCATGGGTTCTGCAGGGCTTGTCATCAAAGCGGGCACATCACCATTAGTGAAGGCTGGCAGCGCGGTCTATGCATCGGTCAAGGGCAAGATTGTCAAGATCGCGGCCAACACTGACATGGCGGCACTGTCCGGCACGGTCACGAATGCCAAGTTCAATGTATTCGTGTTTACGGTGGATGAGGCGGGCACGCTTTATTCGCAGATGGGAACAGAGGGCGCTAGTTTGGCGGCGGTCAAATGGCCGGAACTGAGCATTTATAGGGCGGTCATTGGCTTCGTGATTATCAACCCAACGGGGACAGGCAACTTCGTGGGCGGTACCACTGCGCTAGACGATGCAACGGTTGCCCCCAATGCGGCATATGTCAATACGGCTGGCGCATTCGATCCGACTGCTGAAGTCGGCATCTAACTTAAGAGGATTTATAAATTATGGAACCATTAGTATTACGCGGTTTAACCATGTGCTTGATCGATGCCACATTGGCGGCGGGAACGACCACGACCATCAGCACGACCGGCACGACGCACTATCTGATTAACGGCAAGGCGTACACAAAGGCAGCGATTACCAATGGCGCAACACCGACCACGGATGTCAACACGGGCGAAGCGTTTACCGCGATTCAACCAAGCGAGGGCGGCGTGTTCGTGGTGGGCCTCAATGCCAATGGCGATGTCAAGGTAGCGCAAGGTGAGATCACTGATTTGACGCCGGAAGCAGACGGTGCAAATACATCCTTTGTGAGCGCACCGGACTTCCCTGCATTACCGGAGGACTTCTGCCCGGTTGGTTACATTCTGACCAAGGTAGGCGCAAGCGGTTCTGCCTGGACGTTCGGATCAAGCAATCTAGCGGGGCCTCCCTCCAACGTGCTGCATACCATCGTGAGTGTCGGCACTTTGCCAACCAGACCGCAGACATCGTAATCGCATGAATGTGTTATGCCGCGTCACACCAAAATGCGGCAAATAAATTTACAGAAGGCATCATGACAGAAAAAACATTATGTAATTCAGACGTATCAGGGACGAGAAAAAATGTTCCCGATGTAAAAGTGGTTGGAAATGGTGATATGTTCAGACTCCTATGCAAAGCGTCAAGTCAGAATGAGGGCTGGATGAAATCGAGCAAGGCGATGGAAATAGCGGGAGTGGGTTGCGTTGTGCAGGTCACGACGCAGCAGAAAAACCCTGATGGAAGTTATTCCGTTTCCGATGCGGTTACTTTTGTCCCTGGAGTCAAAATTGTTGACGACGAAAATAATGGCCGGAAATTGGTGTCATTGCCGCCTAACAATTAAATAAACCGTTTCAACCAAAGCCACTCTTCTGGGTGGCTTTTTTTATGGGCGAGAGCATGAGCAGAGCAAAAATACAAAGCAGTGATGTCGATTTGCATGATACGCAGACTTTAGACATGGCAATCAATCAGGACAATCCGCACGAGCCATTGAATCTGATGCAAGGCGTATCGCTGGAAGATGAGCGCGTCAAGGCATTGATGAAGGAAGAGGC